TCGAGGTTCTTCTTCGCAAGTTCGATGACCCGTTCAATCCACTTGACCAGCACGTCGTGGGTTGGCGACTTGCCTCCACCCTTGGGGCCAACGACTGAACCAATCCCCTCCAAAGCGGTTTCGTCGATGCCTTTCATCGAACCGCTGCCGAACTTCCCTACGGGCTTGCCATTGGCGAGGATGGTTGTTTCCATACGGGTAAATGTCCCCCGTGCTGGAATGTGTAGTCAGGACAGGATTCGAACCTGTATGCTATGAGGATTACCCCATTTTACGTTCCTTGTACTTTGGAACAACGTCTTCCGATTGCGCCACCTGACTAATGCAAATATACTACCTTCTTCTCGCTCTTTCAGCCTCCATCCGTTCGGCTTCCAAAATGTCGTGAATCAGGAGGGCATAGTTTAGGAACTCCACCGCTTTCATTGCGAAGATGGCATCGAACTTCAGCACGTCCTTGTTTGCCATCCTCCAGACGACCATGAGCCATCCGTAGCCAGCGAGAGGGCTTACGTCAACTCCCCTGCCTTCGTCATCAGGTGCTTGGAATAGTCGCTCAAAACCTTCAAGTAACTTTCTGAACTCAGCAAAAAAAAACTGACAACCCCCCAAACGTCGCCCACCTTGGCGTGTTTTTTCATCAACTCGGCTCTTTCAGCATGGGCAGCCCCGTCGTACTTTTTCGGGAATAATCCGAATAGACCGCCCTCACGGCATAGAGTAGCCATGATTCGGTGAAGGTTCTGCAGGAGTTGTTTCTCGTCCGTCGTGTTTGCGTCCATTAGTTCAATCAACTGCCCAGCAGTCAACTCATCCGTGAACACCGTCGGAATCCACCACTTGCCCCCGGCTTTGAACTTTCGCTTGTACCCAAGGGCGGGCAATGCGTTCCACTCGCTGATAATGGCCTTATATCTCTTTAGGACGCTCTTGGCGGACATTTCTCGGACGAGTGATATATCGACCCCCTCAACGATTGCAACGACCCCTGCACGCTTGTCGTAGTCCCCAAGGACGCTGCTGAACTCAATGGCTCCGATGCGCTGGAACTGGTCGATGGTGAGGTCTTGGAGTTTCATGGGTCAGTAGTTTATGTAGTAGCCGTACACCGCATCCCCAACGAGCAATTTCAGTTCGGGGTATCTCAACGCCATCACTTCGGGGGTCAGGTCGGGTTGCCAATGCGTTTCGTACACATTCCCTTCCCATTCGCCCTGCCTGTACATATAAGGCACGGCAATCATGACCCTCTTGCCATTCATTCGGGTAAGCAGGTCCCTCGCCTCGTTAAAGGTTAAATGCTCAAAGACATCGCCCATAATCAGGTAGGTGTAGGCCGAAAAATCGAACTCACGAATATCCCCAATATGCAGGGTTTGGTAAAGGTCCTGCAAACCGAATCGGCTGACATACGGCTCGTGAATCTCGATGCCATCCATTTTGATGTCGGGAAGCAGTAGGGCGTAAGTTCCGCAACCGCAACCAACGTCAAGAACCCGGTCGGATTCGGTTAGAACCGAGCGGATATGGTTGCCAACAAAGTCCTTGTAGAACGGGTGTGAGTATGGCATATTATCCTATTTGAAGTCCATCGGCTATTTTTTTAGCCGTGCTGGAGTGGTTTGCTTTGTCAAGGTACTGCCGAAACTCCCAGTCCGACTCCATCTCTAAGGGGGTAATGTAGTAGGGCAGATGCCTGACCTCGTAGGGGGTCATCGTCCTCGCACCGCTAATGCAGACCTGATAGGTGTCGGCATGGTAGAAGGCGAAGGTCGTATCAACTGGAGCCAAGCGAAGGTTGCCATAGGTCGGTTGCTTGTGGTAGCGATGTTCACCGGGTTGGAAGAATAGGGCGTTTTCGGGAACATCGTCAACACAAATGCCAAGGCCAATCTTGTCCTTGACGTTGAACTCCACCCCGTTAAATTCCTTGCCTTCTTCGTCCCGGTAGAAGTAGGGGTAGGAAGGCGAATCGTACCAAAGTTCACGCATCCGTACGATGGTGTCGTCAGGGCATCCCGAAAGGTCGAGGTCGGGGTCGGTTACGATGTAGTCTGGATAGCCAAAATCGGCTTTGATGCGTTTGTCAAATCCGAGCCTCCATGCCACAAGATGTCCCAAGTTCTGCCCGGTACGAACTACCGAAACGTGCTCATTCCCCTTTAGCGAATCGTACCACTCCAAGGTCGGGCGGTAAGTTGAACCGTTGTCAATGATAATGATAGGACCGCAGTCCTTCATCCGTTGCAGTTCCTTGACCATTGCCTTGGGCCAAGTGAAAAGATTAAAGTTGGTAATGAGGATAGGGACCTTCATGCTAAAACGTGATTACAAACTTTTCGGGACCCGGCCATCCGGGGTTGGTATCGTGGACCTTCGTATCGGGCTTCTTTCCAATCCAATGCTCGGCTTGCCAGCGGTGGTCCCGTACAGGTTCGCCCAGTTCTTTAATATGCTCGGACTTGGCCCACCAATAGGTTCCACCGAAGTATGGGTAGCCGTCGGGGTTGTTGTGGTCCGCCATGTGAGGGAACTGCTCCTTGGTAATCCAATGACATCCCACCGCATCCACTCCTTCGAGCAGTTGCAGGCAGCGTTCCCATGCAACCACGTTGAAGAAAGTCATGCTGCGATTCCAAAGTTGGTTGATGAGGGATGGGTCGCTTGCCCCCTTCGTGTGGGCGTACAGGTACACGGCTTCCTCTTCCTGCGAGGCCTTGTACATTTCGGTAAGCGTCGCCTGCTCCCAAGCGTTGGTCCGGGTAACCACGACCTTGACCTTATCGGCAACCATCGAGTTCTCCAGCACCTCCTTGACCGCTTTGCGTTGTTCGGGTGGACCGACGATGCCGACACGAATCTCATCCAAGACCCCGATGAGGCCGTAATTGCACACGGCCATCATGTGCTGGTTGAGGATTAACTGCCAGTTGCCTCCGCAGTAGATGTGGTAGTAGTGAACGACTTTCATAAGGTCCAAAGGAGGGTCAGAAGGGTGATGATGAAGAAAACGGCTGCAAGCGTCTTGCCGATTTCGATTAGCAGGTCAAGGATGCGTTCGGTGTTCATGGGGCAAAGTTACACCACAACATACTTCCCTGAGTTACTGACCCGTAACTTGTTGAGTGCCACATACCGCATCGCATCGCAGGCGTGGTTGAAGGAGTCAATCGGGACCCCCGTGTTCTTGCCCTCTTTGTCGGTGGCCCAAGTGTAGGACCGCAGTTCCTTGATGAGGTTGGTCGAGTCCTTGGTTACCTGCAACTTGTAGCGTTTCAGGATGTCTATCCCGTTCCTGACCGAATCGGGGCCTTTCTCCGCCGGCTTGATGTTAAAGCCTAACCGATAGATTTCCTCGATGCTCTTGGGTTCTGCTGAATCCGCCACGATCTCCCAAGCCCTTGTGATGCCCAGCGACCGCAACTTGTCTGCGATGTCTTGGTTCGTGAGGCCTGTTGCGTAGAGCAGTTCTTGGATGAGCAAGCAGTCCCCTTGGCGGTAGATTGCTACGAGTGCAGTTGGGTCGTTGCTGAAGCCCCAGTCAAGCCCTAAGGCGACGAATTTCGCTCGGCTGACATCGATACCCTCCACGACCTCGAAGTCCTCGTAGATCGCACCCTGAAGCGTCCCGACCTGACCGAGGCCGTACACCTTCCACCAGTTCGCCCAATAGGCAGAGGTTTCGGCTTTAGTGCGGTTTAGTTCGATGTCCCTCCTAATCGTGTCGGGCAAAGCCTCGTTGTCCTGATAGGTCAGGATGAGCAGTTCGGAATCGTCCTCTCGCAGGACCTCGGTATGCGCCCAGAACTCGTGGGTCGGGTTGAAGTCGATGTAGATGGCCTCGCTGGTACGGATTGCTAACTGGTAGTAGGACTCAAAGTCGATGTTGTTCGCCTCGTTGATGAATAGCACCTGCCTCCTTGCACCTCGGAGCCTTGCCTCTTGGTCAGCCGAGAAAAACTCGATGGTGCTACGGTTAGCGAACTGGTAGGTCAGCAGGGTCTTGTTCCACCTTGCCGGAACGAAGATGCCCTTGGCAATCATTATCTTGATGAAGTCCCGAATCGCACCCCTCCGAAGGTGAGGCACGGTTTCCCCGACGATGCTGATTTCGGTCTTCTTCGTGCAAGCCTGTTTGATTAAAACGCAAAGGATGCTGAAGGTCTTGGAGGCCGAGGTCCCTCCTTGGATGACCCGTTTACGATGGGTCAGCGATTCAATCTTCCGCTTGGCGGTGGTGTTTATGACCTTCATCAATCATCTTCGGTCCATTGTTCAATAAAGACCTGATTCTCCTGCTTATCCACCAAAGAGTTCAACCGTTGGGTGATGCTTGCGTTGTACTGACCGACCATACCCCCTTCGATTTGGTCTTGGCGGATGACTCGCTTTATGCGTGAACAGATGGCTACATAGTCGTCATATCGCTTGTCCCTGTTTGTGAAATAGGTCCCAAGGTCCTCAATGATGCCTGCATCCGCACACCAGTTCTCAAAGCCTTCCAAGGTCAAGGGTCGCTCCAAAGGCTCATGCTGGGGGATAGCATCCTTGCCGGGGAATACCGTCTTG